CTGCGACACGCGGAGAAGGCGGGCTTCGTCGGAGTAGACCGTCCGGCCGAAGTTGGTCAGCTGCTGGGCCTGGGCCTGCTCGCCCTCGCCAGAGCCTCGGCGGTCGGCAGCGTTGCTGGCCGCGCGAGTCATCCGGGCGAGACGCGCGTCGGTGGCATTCTCCCGCTCGAGCTCCGCCGACACGGCATCGGCCCGGGCTTCGAGCTCACCGAGCCTTCCCAGGTTGTCGGCCTGTTCCTGGTCAGACTCGGGGGCGGCGGCGCGGAGGGCCTCGATGTCGGCGTGGATCTTCGATGCCTCGTCCTGGAGCTTGCGGCGGTTGCTGACGGGATTCATCGGGGATCTCCGTGGGGCGGTGTGCGGTGTCGACGATGACGCACGATCACGGAGAAGCCGATGCCGGTGAAGTTTGGGTTGTAACGTACAACCGCTTTACTTCCGGCAGCCGCAGGGGCAGTCCTTCTCGCAGGACATGACGATCCGCCCATCTGGCCGATACTGTCCGTTCGCGCACTTCCCGCCGCACCCACACTTCCCCGGAGCCGGTGCCGGTGGCGGCGTCGGGGCCGCCTCCGGGGCGAGGCTGGCGTAAGCCGCGGCGACGGCCGCGGCGGCGCGTGGGGGCTCGCGGTCGATCTCCTGCGGGTCGGCGGAGAGGGAGGCCAACAGGGCGAGGATCGAGCGGTACAACGTCATCACCAGCCCTCCCCGTGGTCAACGACCCGATGCCCCTCGGCGTCAACCGACGGCGCGTGGACAAGCTGCCGGCCGTCGGCCTGCGGCGGTGCGGGCTCGGCGGCCATCGCGGCCCACAAGCCCAGCCGGGCCGCGATCCGGGCCAGCCGGCCGACGGCGGCGAGGACCGGCCGTTGCGGCGTCGGGTTGATCGGTGACGACGGGCTGGAGCCCAGCCACCAGCCGAGGGCCAGGGCGACGAGGACGATGGAGACGAGCTTGCGATCGATCAGCATGGCGGCCTCAGGGGGCGAGGGAGTAAACGTCAGCGATCAGGCGGCCGGGTTGCGGGCGGGCGGCGGCGGCGGCGGGCTGGAGCCAGTTGCCGTTGTCCAGGGGAACCGGCTCCCAGTTGGCCGTGGTTGAGTAGGCCCACGAATCGCCAGCCGCGGCCACTTCCTCGAAGTCCTCGCGGACGATCCAGAACGAGCCGTCGGGCTGGTCGGCAGGGAACTTCCCGCCTCCCTGCGGCGGCCATGTCACATCCCACGAGTTGAGAACGAGAGCGCCGTCGCGTGGATTCTTCGTCCCCGGCGGGGCGTTCGCGGCCCATCTCAGGCCAGCCACCGCCATCTGGTGCGGCCATGTCCCGTTCCGCCGGATGAAGCCGTCAGCATCGCGGGCGCTTGCCTGGAATCCGACGTTGCTTGCGATCGTGACCGGCATCCCGGCCGACAGCGCGTGGACCAATTCTGTCCAGGTGGAGATCCGCGACACCTTTTGAATCGGGTGCTTCTTCGCCTCGGCGTCGAACTTCCCGTCGTCGTTCTTCCCGCCGTTGCCGTACGCGCCCCAGTCACGCTCGAGGTGCTGGCCATTCGTCAAGTCGAAGCCAAAGGCGGTATAGGGCTGCTGATAGGTGATGCCCCAGTCCCTCACCCACTTCGCCGCGTGGAAGCCAGTGCTTCCGTCGCTGAATCCGCCGTAGGGCTGCCGCCCGTCTCCGGGCCTGCCCCGCGCCTCGACGCGGGAACCGCCATAGATCGACGGCGTCGAGGGTCGGAGCGGGACTTCGCCTCGGAGTCCTGCTTCCCATGCCACCGCCTCCGCCAGATAGACCGCGTGTTGGGCACCGTGAGCCACGCACGAACCGACCGACGCTTGGTTGCTGACCTTGAACGGGATGCCGTAGCGCTTGCGGCTGGCCTTGTCGGCCGCGCGCCAAAGGAAAACGTCCTGGCCGATCGGCACCGCCATCGCATCGGGGGCCGCGGACGCGAACACACCCTCGCGGCCCATCGCGGAAACGAACTCGTCAGCGCCGACGATGTCGGCTTTCCAGCCAAACCGCGATTCCACCTTCCCGGCGATCCGGTGCGTGGCCCGCTCGACGAGCGCGCCGATAACGGCCGCGAAGACGACGAAGCCGATCGCGGACCAGGTCCAGACGGTGCGTTGCCTCGCGGTCATCGTGTCGCCTCCGCCGCGGCGGCCGACACGGCCCGGTACGCCTTCACCCACTTCGCCCGGCTGGCAGCATCAACCGGCCCGCCCTCGGTCCCGGCCTCGGCGTCGAGGAAGGCTTTGATCGAGTCACGGACGGCGGGCTGCCGAGCCCCGAGCGAGACGCCACGGCATCGCAACTCCCGAGCGGCGCGGCGCAGATCGTCAAACGCTGCCCCGGTGCGGAGGCGCGGCTCGGCCTGCTGTCCGTCCCACTCGATCTGGGAAGCCAGTTCCTCGAGGAGGGCGGCCGTGGTGGCGGCGTCCTGGCTGGCCTCCTCACCGCGAAAGAGTCCCCGAAGATCGAGCCCGACGACCGGCGCTGGGCCGGGGGCGGGGGCCGGCGTTCCAGATTCCCGAATCGAGAATGCGATCATCGCACCGGCGGCGAGGATCGCCAGGAGCGTGAGCGGGTGCGGGCCGCCGCCTCCTGCCGCTGCCCCTGGCATCCCCAACGGCATGATGCCGGGCGGGATGATGGGCGAGAGTGGCGGCAGTTGCGGCAGCGCGGGCGCGACCGCTGGGCGGGTCGAGAGCAGGTAGGCCACCGCAGCGGCGGCGAGGACGAGGGCGGTCGTCATGCGACGGGCTCCGGGGCAGCGGCGCGGGTGAGGGCGAGGATCTGCTCGAGAGCCCCGCCGGCAGCGGCCAGCACCAGGGCCCGAACCGCCGGCCGGGCCAGGATCCAGAAGGGCTGGAGGTAGAGAGGGACCGCGAAACCGGCGACGGTGTCAAACAGGTTGCCGATCACGCCGAGGGCCCAGGCCTTCTTTGCCGGGCCATCGGCCGGGATATCCTCGAGGCCGGTGACGGCCAGGCGGAGGAGCTCGACGACGAGGGAGCCGAACTCCGCGACGGTCAGACCGTTGGCGGACTTCAGCCGGGCGCTCGCCACGAATGCCAGACAGGCGGCGGTGAGCTTCTGTTCCGGGTTCATCTCTTCCGTCTCCAGATGTCACGGGCCGGAACCGCCACGCGGGCAGCTGCCCCGCAGGTGCATCGCAGATACTGGACCGCGGAATCCCCGCTCCGCTTCGAGGTGCGGATCTTCATCCGTTCACCACACCGGCAGCGGTGGTCAGAGCCCATTGGCTTTCATCCTCGCGAGGGCGGAAGCCGCTCGGGCCCCGATCAGCGCGTCGAGCTTCTTCCGATCGGCGGCGGCCTTGCGGATCGCGTCGGCCTGGTCGTCGGCCTCACGCTCGACGATCTGCCGGCGCTCGGCCTCGGTGAGGTTGGCGGCAGCGAACAGGTCACGACGGCGGAGGGCGACGGTCGAGCGGGGGTAAGCCGGGCGCGTCACCACCGAAACGTCGTAGAGGCCAGAGACGCGGTGGATGGTGCGGGTGATGTTGCCACGCTCGTCGGTGGCCCATGTCTCGTGCTTCGGGTCGGCCCGGACCGTGAAGGCGAAGCTGCTGCCGGCAACGTATCCGCCCCGGATCAGCGTCAGGTACTCGTCGACACGGCCCGACGGCTGGGGCGGGCGGCCTCGGTAGTCGAGCCCTTTGTCTCCTTCGGCCAGGTCGAGCGTCTTGTTTTTTGTCCGTCCGAGGGGGAAGGACTCGTCGTGATTCCACGCCAGGACGACGTCGAGCGATCGGCTCTTGAGGACGTCAGCGAAGGCCCCGCGGTCGAACTTCTCCCGGAAGCCGAGATCCTCGCTCCAGGAATCCCACGGGGGGGCCATGCCAGAGATCGTCGGCGGGCCGTCCTCTCGCTCCTCCACGCCAACCGGGGCGAGGTCGGCCACCAGGAACCGGGTCTCGATCTCGTCACCGTCGGCGTCGTGCGTCCGGTATTCGATGCTCATGTGGTCCCCCTTGCGCCGGCAACGATGGTTGAGGCCGAATCGGACAGGGTCGGGTAAGCCGCGGCGATCACGGCTTCGGCAGCAGGGGCGGCCAGCGTCCCCGCGGACACGGCGGCCAAGACGGCCAGGAGCGACGAAACCTGAGCCTCGGAGAGCGAGGAGTCGGCCGCCTCGCGGAGCGGGACGAAGCCAGACTGGATGTAGGTTTCCTTCGCGGCGGGCTCGTCGAGCTCGGGGAAGTCCTCGAGGTCACGCATCTCGGCGGGCGTCATTGCGCCCCATTTCGCGAGGACGTCATAGAGGGCCCCGCGGGCGGCGCTGTCACCGCGGAGGAGACCGCGGTTGTCCACCCGATACCGACAGCCGGCGTACTGCGGGCCGCTGACCACCGGGGACAGGATGGTGCGATTCACCGCTCCTTCGAGCCTCATCTCCCAGGGCGTCAGGCACCACACCTGGGCCGACAGATGCTCTTGCTCGGTGGTGGCGTATTTCATTGCCTCCCTGACTCCGACAAGGGAGCCGGGGACGCCGTAGATCGTGGCGCATTCCGCGGTCACATCGCGCCGCAGCTGGGAGAACTCGGAGGCCTCGTTGGAGTTGCTCTCGATCGCGACGAGCTTGGATTTCTTGGGCAGGATCGCGGCCCCGCCGCGGTTCCTTGAGCCGCCGTAGATCTCCCGCCACTGCTGACGGAAGGCATCGATGGCCGGCTGGTTCAGCGTCTCTTCGGTCTCGATGACGATGTCGGGCCGCGCGCCGTTCGACCAGAAGGCCCGGGCGGCGATGTCGAGCTCTCGCGCCAGGGCAACGCTCGTGTTGCAAAGCGTCGAGGGAACCAAGCCTCGGATCCCGTTGTCGCTGATCCAGCGAACGTGCAGGATCTCGTCCTGGGAGAAGTTGACCCAGCCGGTCTGGCCATTCGGCCCTGATCCGTTGGGATACAGGTAGCGGTAGCCGATGCTCCCGTCGCTCATCCGCCGCGGGTCCATCCGGCTGGGGTGGAGGAGCTCGAGGGCGGAGCAGAAGCCACCGTCGACACCGGGGACGATCCGGGAGTAGCCGTTGCCCCAGAGAGCGGTGTGGTAGATCGTTGACTCGATCCATTCGTAGAGCGACTGGGTCGAGTTGGGCCGATCGGTGAGAACCGAAT